CCTGCTAGATGGTATTACTACCACCTAATCCCGGTAATTGCCGGGGTCCACCTACTCTTCACCTTGAGGGAGTAGGGCCTCACACTCGTCTCTAGATCATGGACGATGTCTTGACAGTCGTGTAAAAGTGAGTCGATTCGTTGCGAAACGAGTCTAACCACTTCGGCAAGGCTATACGTAGACAATCTCCTGCTAGGCTCTCGAGCACAAACGGTGGGAATATCCTGGAAGTAAGATCCCAGGATATCTCCCTCAGATGGCTCGCGAGAACCGAATGTAGTACGTTGTCCAAGGTAGTTGAAAACTCCTTGTTCAGATTGTAATACATCTGGCTGACGCTTTCCACTCGGGACGAGAGTTCTCGCATTCCAACTTTGGAAATTTGGATCCCACCGTAACGACGTATCAAAACACGTCGACACGTAATGGATTCCACTCCCAAGAGTTCGGAGGCGCGAGATTCTGTATCCCGCTTGTGAAAGTGAATCACGAATGTGTTGCGTAGCATTCCAATAACCTTTCATATAAAATTGATTGGACAATGAAATGCTGGATAGCACCACATCGTTTTTCAGTGTTCCGCTGTCTTGCCAACGTCGAATGTAGACCGGGGTCACGTCGTGACCCCTATAATAGTCTCCACCGCAGGATTCCCTAAAGAATCCTTGCGTAAACGACTTGGAATGGTTCACTCTTAGCCCATAAGCTTCGAGTTTATCCATCACAGCGGTAGCGTAGCGCGATGGGACGATTATGTCGTCCCCATAAACGGATATCTTGGCAGAATACCGTTTAATCGCTTTTCGTGATACAGGCGATGCATCAACTTCAAAGAAAGCCGTCATGGCTAATGTGAAGAAGATCATCGCCTCCATAGGAAAGCACATTGCGCTGCCCATAGAGGCGAACTTACGGAGAGTGACAAGCTCTCCAGAAGGCATCTTGGCCGTCTCCGACCTACACCCCTCTACATAATCGAGGAAAGTAGGCGCGATCGGTTTGAAGATATTCCTGACGAGGTCGTAAGAAACCAAATCGGAAGCATCACTCAAATCGATGGTGGCATATGAGCCATCGAGCGATCCAACCCTGGCCATTTCCCGGTTGTGACTTTGATCACGAAACCGGATGGACTTGAACCCGAGTCTACCAGACTCGAGCCAAGCCATGAGAGGTTTCGCTATACTTTGCTGTCGCAGCATCATATAGCTAGGCTCAACCGAAATGGTCCTAGGTGCTTTCAATGTCT